TAGCGCAGGGCATAATCCAGTTTGTTCGTCATTGCACGCGGGCTCCTTTTTCCACACCTGCGGAGCGCACAGTCTTGCCGCGCTCCGCCGTGTAAAGCTCTGCCGCTCTCTGGCCGGACACGGCAGGATGGTTAGGGTTGTCGCCTCGCACAAACCAGAACTGCGGACGCGTGCCGTTTGGCAACCGGCCGTTGTTGTCCGCTGCCTTGCGGAAGCCCGCACGCTCCAGGGCAATACCCAAGGCGCGCTTGCCTACGCGCTTGCGCTCCTCGGGGTCATACAGGCGCAGCAATTCATCGGACGTGTATACGTTAAACGGTCCCGGCGTAGTCTGCCCTGCAAACTTAGCGCTGGGGCCGGCCAATAAAGCGTCAGGCGCGTCCTTCAACGCCACGGCCCAAGCATCCACCTCGCTACGGCTGTTGTTGATCATGTCTTGCCGCGCGGCCGTCATGGGTGGCGGCGCGTGGGGGCTGAACTCGCCCAGGTCCAGTTCTTTTGTCAAGTACCAGGCCAGGGCCGCAGCCCCAGTGGCCCGCAACCAGGCTGCGTACTGGTCGCCCTTAAGAGCGCCGAGCGGCGTCTCATTCACGTGGTGGACAAAGGTTCTACGCTCCCCTGGCTCCAGGCTCAGGGCTACGGGGTCATTACTGGTGAGTACGTAATTGGCACAGTCCGGCATTTTGTAGGCACCTACGCCCTTCAAGTTGATGCGCACGTGCTCGTTGCTTAGCATAGCCTTGAGATCGCCGGTGGTCTGGCGCTTATCATCCAGGCTTATCTCGTCGCCGATGATGTACTGCTTACCCTCGATCCACTCGTTAAAGTCGCTGGTCAAGTGCTTGCTGCGCACAGTTTCACAGTTGCTAGGACCGTAGATGGGGATCATTGTCTCGGCCAGCAGGTTCTTGCCCGTGCCCCCGGCATGTGACCACAGCAACACACATGTGTAGAGCTTAGTGCCGGGATGTTGCAGCGGATAGGCGAACCACCGCTTTAGCCAAAGCATGTGCTCCTCAGGCAAGTCCTTGAACATATGCGTCAGCAGGGCCAGCCACGGCGTAATGTCGCCTTTCTGCGGGCGCGCACCGTCTGGGCAGTAGCGGTTATAGTCATTGTCGAAAGTTATGCGTGGTGCGCCGGGCGCGTAGGTGATCTGCCGCACCCGCAGTTTCCAGGGCCACTTTAACCAGGCAGGCGCCGCCGGCCGCGGCACCAGCGAGCTACCGCCGTTCTTGCTCTGCACGGCCTCATAATAAACGCGGTCGGAGTAAAAGCTCTCGGTGCAGGTCTTAGGCTTCATAATCTGCGCGTCGGCCAGCCGCATCAGGTTGCCAGCCGCTCCGCCCGACCACAGCAGGGCCACTTCTTCATTCAAGCGGTAGAACTCCACCTCCGGCTCGGTAAGCTCGGCGGTCTCGATTAAATCTGCGAGCGCCTTTACGCCCTGCTCCCGCATGTAACGTACTACAGTCTGCGGCTGCGTGTCGACGCTGTCCGGCCAGCGAAGGCGACTTACACTGGCGCTATGCGCCGTGAGCAGCAGCACCAGCCGGCTAAGGGCTAGCATAAGGCGCGGGCGCGAAGCTACATCACTGTTGAAGCAGAGCCGCACCGGACGCGCGGCCCAGTTAAAGGCCGCCAGTGACGGTGGCAACGCCAACGCCGAGGCGCGGCAAAACCAGTCCACCGCCGCGCCCAGGCCTAGTGTTATGTAACCGCCTTTGGCGGCCGTGAGCGCGGCGGCCGTGAGCTCACCCGCCACAATGCACAACGGCACGGGGTCTGCGGCAACGTCTACCCATGTGGCGTCAGCTTGTAATATGGGCGGTAGATACACTAAGCCTTCGGTAGCGTCCGTGTGCGCGTAACGCAACGCGGCGCTGGGCGCCACTGCATGTATTCCGGCTGGCTCTTCTGCCAAAAATCGAACTGCGTAAGCATCATGTAGAACTGTACCGGTCGGAGAGAAGTAAGGTATACGAAATCCAGCGTTTTCGAACGGTTCAATACAAAGGGTTTTAGCGTGCGCCGCGGTCAGGCCGCTGCTCTGCAACTTCGCCAGCATCTCGGTGCGTAATAGTGGTTGCTTTGTCAAAATGATCCAGCCCCTTGACCAGTAAAGCCTCAATAATGCGGCTCTTATTTTTGCGCTTTGCGAGCGCGGCTATTTCGTGCTCCGTTCTCCGTGCTGCGACCTTTACTGCATATGCGGCGTCCTTGCGTTGGCGCGCCTTAGCGGCTCTTTGCGCCGCTTTTCTGGCCTTGACCAGCCGCGCAACTTCGGCATTGAAACGCTTACTGAGGGGAATGCCACGCACGCCTAAATTGTTAAGACGGCGCCGTATAGCGGCGAAGAAATCATCCCCATATTGAGGCGGGTCAATGTCAAAAGAAGCACAAAGAGATGCGTAATCTGACTGCGCCATGTTGTGCGCGTCAACGGGGTCAGTGGGCAAAAAAGGGTGAAGCGAGGGTTGAGGTTGCGATTTAGTCGAGCTTGGCGGAGGGCCAAGGACGTGGCGGCAAAGCGCCGGATCTGAACAAATGCGCGTCACAAATGCGCTGACACGGTCCAAGACCGCCGTGTCCACGGTCCCTACAATAGGCATTCGCATGATAGGTTTATTATAAACCAACCTACCTATAGCGTTCATTCTACAGCCGTTATAAGTTTTTCGCTCGGTCGAAAAGAGCCGGATGACGACTACTACCAAGTGTACTTTAAACGCTTCCGGGTTATATATATAAAGTAAAAGTAGAAAATGCATGTGTATATATAAGATGTATTTATATGATGTACGTCTTTATAGTGTAAATATATAATAGTTAATAGTAATAACAGTTAAAGTATTAGAATGAAGGATTTAGAAAACTATTATGAAATTTAGGATAGTAGTAAGCCTTTAAAAACAACAACTTACATGATAGTCGCGCTTCGCTGGCGTTTTGACCGTTCGAGGAAGGCGCGGCGGGGGTATAATTAAATCACCACCGAGTGTGCTGTGCCGAAAGTTTCACAAGAGAACGCGGGCTGCGCAGGACCAGCGTTCTTGTTTCGCGATGTCGCGGCGGACGGCGGCACTTCTTCTGCGTATGCGTAGGGTGGAGTGCCGCTGTTGAGCGTCTGTATTCTTTCGCAAGCAGAAGCAGGAAGACTTGAGCACTGGAAGCAATGGCCCCGGTGCGTGGATCATCGACACTGCAGCCGTCGCGTAGCGGACGAGCAGGCCAAGGCCGGCGCGGCGCGATATTTGAGCGGTCCAAAGGGAACGCCCGTTAGCATGATCGTGGCTGTGGGCGCGGCACAGTGGACTCCGGTGCAGGCGCACATGGAAGACGGCAAGCCGATTATCGGGTTTAGGGTTTGGGGTAACAAGCCGGCGAGGGATTGAGGCGCTGACGTGAGCGCTTGAAACGGGGAACGCACTTCTAGAGCCTTGAAACGCCGGTGCGTCGGATTCGGCGTGCTCTCGCAGGTTGGAATCCTGCGCGCCTCAATGAAAGGCATTGAAATCGGTCGAGTGGGGGGATAAGCGCGACAAAGGATTAATAGATTGCGCCGTTGACGTGAGTGCTTGACAGGATTCGGAGGCAAGGTCTATTCATGGAGATGTCGGAGTATTTCACATGCATGTCGGAAATGGCGGCTAGACTGGAACGTGGAGAGCCAACGTTAATGTGGGTCACTCGTGAGGCTTCTGAACATTTGTTTGAAGATCTTCATGCCAACCTACTGCGCAGGGGTGTTTCCGAGCGCAGCGCGGAGATCATTGCGTGCGGCGCAGTGTTTTATGTCAAAATTGGCGAAAATGTGTTTGAACCTATAGACTACCCCGACGTCACATAGTGTGTGGGGAAACAGACCTGCGAGAGATTGAAGTCTGCATTGGCTGCGGCCAGTGCAGGGTGCAAGGAGCAGAGCACCTGGGAGCGCGCCAAGCGCGATCTGCTCACCTATTAAGTGTCCTAGTCCGAACCAGACTAGGCGGTGGAGGCATCTGCGATGCCCCGTAAGTTAAGCATGTCAACGCTGCAAGAAAGTGATTTCGGACGCGGGTTCGATTCCCGCCGAGTCCACCATAACCGCCCCGGAAGCCTCGTCAAGCATTTGCTCGTTGCTTCCCACGCTGGCTTGCCTGGGCATGCCACCGAACATGAATGAGGCGGTTATGGTGGGCTCGTCGAGGTCTCGACGGGATCAGCGGATTGCAGTTTCATGCCGGGATTGGTGCTCACCGTAACGAGAACTAAACCAAAACTGCCACCAACAGTGTCAGTGCGAAGAGCGCCAAGGTGCTGGCCTTCCCGGCCCGCGACGCGGCTGCACTTCCGATGGCTGCCTAACAGCAGTCGGGGCTGGCCGCGAGCCTGGCAACAGAATCGCGGCGAAGTGTGACGCGGCCCAACAACCGGTGATCCTCCGACCTCCAGGATCTCCTTTCCCGGTTGTCAGGTGTGCGTCCAAAGAGGCCACGTGACCCAAAGCACGTGGCCTCTTCTTTTTATCTGCGATTCATGAACGGATCGTTTTGTATCGTGGCGCGCCACCGGCATCGGCACATTGTTGCGTATGCTCTCACACTTGGCGCCACGTAGTGCGAAAGACCTAAGGCTGCCGGTCTTGGGTCTTTCGCGTTCCACACAGGAGACATGAATATGGCACCCGCCAAGAAGGCTAAGGGCGCGCCAGCGTCTGCAAAGCGGGAGCGCCGTAAAAAGGGCGGCCACAGTAATAAGGCCGAGAACGCTGCAAAGCACCGCGCCGCACAACAGGTTGCGCGCAAACTACTGAATATAGATAAGCCACTTGCTAAGCGCAAACCTGACGGCCACCCGGTCACGGCGCCTAGTGTGAATCGTCCTGTCGAATACGACGAAGAGGTTGCGCGTAAAGTGTGTCTGTTGTTCGCCACAGACACCAAGATGACTCTTGGTCGACTGGACAATGACCCTACTTTGCCCACATCTTTGACCCTCTATGAATGGCTGCGTACACGCCCTGACTTTGAGAGGCTCTACGCGCGGTCTCGGGACATACAGTTTGACAAACAGGCTGAGGAGCTGGCGGAGATCGCGGCCGCTCCGATGACCGGCACGGTGGAAGTCACGCGCAGCGGCACGGACGCGCAGGGTCAACCATTCGACAGCAAAGAAATTCGCACGCATGACAACGTGGATCGAGCGCGGTTGCTTGTAGACACTAGGAAGTGGCTGCTGTCCAAGCAGCGCCCCAGGAAATTCGGCGTCCAACCTATTGAGGTTGGAGACAGCGGTAATGAGCAGCTGCGTGCTTTGTTTGAAGCGCTGAAGACCGAGGCGCAATAAATGAGCGACGCCCCGCTCGTAAAGCCGTTTGGCAAGAAGTCTCGTGATTTCATACTTCGTAATCCGTCTAAAGATAGACGGTACACGATTTTATCTGGCAGTGTTCGTTCATCGAAAACCTTCACGATTGACGCAAAGCTGCTCGTGCAGTACAGCCAGTATGATGTGCCCGGCAAGCGGTTCATTGCCGGCGTGAGCAAGGACACCGTCCACCGCAACATGCTCATCGACATCGCTGCGATAGTCGGACAGGGCGACTTCACGTACAACATGTCCACCGGCGAGATGTGGTTGTACGGCAAGCAGTACTTCGTGGTAGGAGCCAGGGACGACGCCAGCTACAAGAAGATTCTGGGCAGCACCATTGGCCTGTTCATCGGCGACGAGATAGTGGAGTTCCCTAGGAGCTTTCTGGCGCAGGTGTGGATGCGTATGTCACACGATGCGTCGCGCTTTGTAGGGTCCACCAACCCCGGTTCGCCGTACTCCTACCTCAAGGCCGACGTCATTGACAAGTTCAGTCCGGAGCAGCTTGAGGTTATATCCTACGTACTCGACGACAACCCCAACATCAGCCCTGATGCCAAGGCCGCCATTGTAGCCAGCCAGAGCGGCGTCTACAAACTCAGATACATCGACGGCCTCTGGGTGGTGGCCGAGGGCTCTATATTCAGGGACAGTTGGGATGACGCCGAGAACACGTTCGGCAGCCCGGCGGCGGCACTGCTCAACCCGGACCCATGGGGGCGGGGCGGCTACGTAGACCGCTGGTTCAGTTGCGACCCCGGCGTGGACCACCCGCAATGCCACCTTGAGTTCTATGACGACAGCGACGTTATATGGGTGACACGCGAGCAGGTGTGGGACAGCCGCGAGATGCAGAAGCAGAAAACGGACTCGCAGTACGCTGACGACCTTGAGGAGTTCGGGGCTAAGGGTTTCGAGTTGCGGTTGCCGCCGGAGGCCGCCAGCCTGCGTGCTGAGCTTGTGGGGCGAGGCTTCTGGGTGGTGGACGCAGACAACAGCGTGCTTGAAGGCATTCACACCATAAGCACCATGCTCAACCGCCGCAAGTTGCGCATCAGCAAGACAGGCTGCCCGCGCCTGTGCAAGAAGCTGCCGCAGTACGCCTGGGATGACAAAGCGGCCAAACGTGGCGAGGAGCAACCGTTGAAGACCAACGACGACGAAGTGGACGCCCTGCGCTACGGCTTGCATGGCAAGATACATCCGTACAGATTGGTGGGACAGTGATTAGCGAAGACCCCGTTACAGACCGCACCGCCACGCGTGAAGAGACAGATGCAGCGTTGCAAAGCATGGAAGAGCGCCCCATCATGATCGCCTTGGACGCGCAGGAGATCGGGCGTATGTGGGCCACCAAGACGTCGCCCACGGCGTTCAACCAGTACCTGCTTGAGAAGTTTCGCGCGGCTGGGGCTCCGGTCGAGGGCGTGCTCAAGCTGACGCTCGCACATGGCCGCCTGGCGCGGCTCAAGCCTGAGATGAACGCTCCGCAGGACGGGTTCCGCTATATGTGGTTGCCGGATGCGTGGGCCACAGCGATGATCAAGTACCAGAAGTGGTCGAGGGGAGAGGTGTAGGGATGGCGCCTTCGGATAGATACATGGACTTGTTGAAGCAAGGCTTTATGAAGCAGGGTCGCGGCCCGGCCAAGAAGCGCAAAGTTTGGCAGCATTGGCTACCCAACGGCGAGGGCATGACGTATGAAGGTGAAAACGAAGCCGAGGCGCGGCGCTTACTGCAGAAGTACGGAGGCGAAGTGAAGAAGGCATCCAAAGACTCCCTCCCCGAGCCGGTGCCGGTGGGGGATGCGAGTGTAGGGGTGGCGAAGTTCAAGGTTATCTTGGAAGGCGGCTCTATCGGAAACAAGGGGCCGTCTGTTATGGGTGAACATAATACCAAGGAAGCGGCGCAGGCGCAGGCTAAACGAATGACCAAGCAGTTGACGCCGGGTGAACGCCAGTATTACCGCATGCGTTATAAGGTGGTAGAGGAAAAGCCATCCAAAACCACCGACCGCTCCCTCCTAAAGCCCAAGAAGACCAAAGACTTCCTCCCCGAGCCGGTGCCGGTGGGGGACGTCGAATCTGTAGAACACAAAGGTTACACGATTAAACTTGCGCCCAAAGGTAAATACTCGTCTTATGGGCGGTTCGAGATCATAGCGCCTTCCGGCAAAGTGATTGGGCAGACTAAGAGCGTCGGCGAAGGTAAACGACGGGTAGATTCCATGGGACGCGGAGCAGCTATGCTAGCGGAATTACAGCGTGGAACAGACCGCTCCCTCCTCAAGCCCATCCCCACGGGATCGCGCGGCTCCGTCACCGTAGACACGGTGGGCCGGGGTGTGAGGGATGCGTTCAAGGGGTTCAGCGCGAGGGCGAAGGATGCCTCTTGGGAGCTTATGGGTGGAAGTGCGGCTTATGTAGATAGGTCTGATTCTGCGCATCCTGTTTTAGCCGATGTTTTCAAAGGTAGTCATAATAATGAGTGGGTGGCATATATGCACCCACATAAGGGCCAACGAATGAAACAGACATTTAGATCTGAGGCCGAAGCCAAGAAGTTTGTGGAGTCTACACTTCGCGCCAAAGCCACAGACGCCGCCAAGCTTGGCATCTGTGACGCGGGTAGTCACAATGGTTTACACGCTAAGACAGAACATTGCGTGAACTGGAGTCCGGCCGAGCGAACTAAAAGTGGGCACATCAGGCAGATTCGCGATAGAGCCACCGACATCGCCAAGCGTCAACGCCTGCACCGCGCCCTGGACACGGTGATGGACAGGGTGGGGGACGCGCAACCTTTTGAGACTAGTTACAAAGGTTTCAGGCTGAAGTACCTGACCGGCAGCCAACACGGGCCAATTCACGTTGTAGACTCTAATGGTAAAACGGTGTTCAAAGGTAAGAACCTTGAAGCTGCTAAAAAGTGGTGTGACGTACACGCGTACTGACAATGACCCCACCCAAGAAGACCCAGGACTTCCACCCCACAAAGCGTCTGCGTGACGAGTATGCGGCCGGCATACGTGCAGTCACAGGCCGTATGTTGAAGCCGCGCATGCCCGAGCAAAGCCTGGATGATTGGCTGCGTTCCCTGCAGGCAGCAAGCCAGGAGCGGGACATCCAAGAAGCTAGTGAGGTGCTTGCATCACGCTTCGTGGCGCAGGTGGACGCAGGAAACAAGCGCACCTGGCGGGACGCAGCGGCCAAGGCCATGCGCAGCGCCAAACTCACCGCGGCACTGAAGAACGAGTTGCAGGACCGCGTGGGGCAGACGTTCAACCGGCTAGTGCAGGAAAACGCCAAGTACATCCGGTCCGTCGCCACAGAGTCTGCCGAGCGCCTGGTGCACGAAGTGAAGCAGGCCGAGTTGAACGGCGCGCGACCGGCTACCATCGCCAAGATGATGCGTTCCAGGTTCCCGCAGTTGCTGCGGAGCCGCACGCAGCTCATAGCCCGTACGGAAAGCGCAAAAGTCAGCAGCGCACTTACCCAGGCGCGCGCCGAGGAAATCGGGCTGGCCTGGTATGTGTGGCAGACGAGCGAAGATGTGCGAGTGCGCGTCAGCCATAAGAAGATGGACGACGTGCTGGTCAGCTGGCACGACCCACCAGACCCCGAGGCACTAGTAGATGAGAAATCGTCACTAGGGCACTACAACGTTGGAAACTGCCCGAACTGCCGCTGCACGGCGCTTGTGATCCTAGACATAGACGACGTCACATGGCCGCACCGCGTGCATTGGCACGGCAGCATCAAGCAGATGACTAAGACAGCGTTTCTACGCATCGCCGGGTTACAGAAGGCTGCGTGACACCAACCATTCAACCATACCAGGAGAAAGCAGCATGAAGAAGTTCCTCATCACGCTCGCGGCGCTCTTCGCGCTGCCTATCGCCGCTGCGGCACAAAGCACTTTTGTCTACTCGGCAGCCTCGGGCGTCAGCCTGCTTACCGGAACGCCGGCCACGGCCACGGCCACGGGCCAGGCCCGCCTGCCGAACTTCAGCGGCGCGGGCACGCTCGGCGTCACTGAGACCGGCGTCACAGGATCGCCGTCCGGCTGCGCCATCTCGCTGGCCTATCAGCAGAACAATGCAACCACGCCTTCCGCCGCTGTGTTCGCGCAGTCCTTCACGCCGTCCACCGGCACGCAAACATTCGCAGTGGCGCCGTCTTCGCCTTCCGGCGACAACTACGTGGCCACTTACACTTGTGCCACTTACCCCACCGCCGGAGCGCTGAATGTCAGCTTCAGTCCGTTGGCCACGGCCAGCGCGGACCCCTGTTCCTCGTCCGCGAAGAGCTCGGTGGCTATCAGCCAGGCCAGCGCCGGTACCGTGCAGCTTGTGGCGCTGTCCACGGGCAAGAAGGTGTACGTGTGCGGCGTGACGGACGGCTCGGCCGGAACCACGCCCTCCATCTCGCTCGAGTACGGCACCGGCAGCTCCTGCGCCACCGGCACCGCGGAGCTCACCGGGGCGGTTCCGTTCACCAGCGGCAGCGCCATCAACATCGGCTCCGGTGCCGGCACCGTGGCGGCCGCGCCAACGGGCAACGCCGTGTGCGCGCTGACGGTGGGCAACGGCCATTACGGCGTGCTCAGCTACGTGCAGCAGTAGGCCGGGCGTGATGAGCTACCTGGGCCGTTACCCTACTTTCCAACGCAGGCGGAGGATGGTGATGGCCCGGCGGCGCATCGTGGTGCAGAAGGACGACGTGCTTATAATCGGTGGCGTGGAAATCGACGCCGAGATACTGCGCGAGATAGTGAACCCCACTAAACGGCTGTTGTGGGCGTTCGTAAAGAAAGACGGCGATGTTATGCCGGTTGCGTATTCAGAGGCGCAGTGCATTTGGTTGTCGGACGACGATCTGGTGCGCACCGAGGCACCCAACGATGTGTAGCCCAAAAGGAGGCCGCGCGTGGAGCAGAGAGTAGCGGCCCGTCGCGGGCCTCGCAGGCGTTCGGCCTCAGCGGTAGAACTGGCCATGGGGCTTCGCGGCCCGATGACCAGCGCCGCACTGGACGTGTTCAGCAACCCTTCGGCGCGCACCGGCAGGTTCACAAGCAGCCTGGAGAACGGCAGCCAGTACCCGCTTACTAGATTTTCTCTTAATTTTTGGGGCTTAGTGAGCATGTATGAAGGATCCTGGATCGCGCGCCGCATAGTTGACGCCCCTGCGGCCGACGTCATAAAGACTTGGCCCAAGATCATGTGCGACATGGAGCCCAAGGAGCTGGCTCGCGTAGATGCGGCCGTGCGACGCACCAACACCAAGGGTCAGTCACTTTGGGGTATGGAACTGGGCCGGTTGTTTGGCGGCGCGGGCGCGCTCATTGTAATCAAGGGCCACGAGAACAAGCTGGACGAGCCGCTGGACTTGGACGACATACCAATAGGCTCGTACCGTGGCCTGAGCGTGTTCGACCGCTGGAGCGGCATCCAGCCCAGCGGCGACATCTGCCAGGACATTGAGCGTCCGCTGGACGTCAACCTGCCGGAGTACTATACCGTCAGCCCGCAGGGCGGCGGCAGCTTCAATGTGCACGCGAGCCGCATTCTGCGCTTCTGCGGGCCGCGCATGCCAGAGCCGGAGAACAGCGTTTACACGCAGTGGGGTATCTCGGTGCTGGCTCCAGTCATGCAGGCGCTCACCAGTTACGATAATGTAAGCGCCAACGCCCTCAGTCTTAGCTTCCGTGCCAACCTCATCGGTATGAAAGAGGACACGCTGGCTCAGGCCCTGAGCGGCGTAGGTATGAACCAGAAAGCGGCGGCCGCATTCCAAGAACGCCTGGCCGCCATCAACCAGACCATGAGCAACCAGTCGCTCATTGTACTTGGTAAAGAGGGTGAACTTAGCAACATCCAGTACAGCTTTGGCGGTTTGGCTGAACTTATCCAGATGTTCCAATTGCAGCTGGCCGGCGCAGCGAAGATGCCCGTCAGCCTGCTGTGGGGACGTACGTACAACGGTCTGGGCAATGCGGGCGACGGCGACGAGCGCATTTACGAGAAGACCATTGCCACCGAGGCCGACGTATCATTACGGCCTGCGCTGGAGAAGTTGCTGCCCGTTGTCTGCATGAGCGAGTTGGGAGAGGTGCCGCAAGACATGGACCTCAACTTCCCGTCCATCCGCGTGCTGGACGAGAAGGAGAAGACGGACCTGGCTCGCACCGTTGTGGACACGGTCACCGTGGCGCTCAACAGCGGAGGCATCAGCAAGCGCACCTACGCGCAGGAACTCAAAGCGTCGAGCGATACCACAGGCGTGTTCACTAACATCACGGACGAGTTCATCCAGTCCCTGCCGGACACCGCCGAGCAAGAAGGCGAGCTGGGCGAGGGGCTGTTTCCTGGCAATGAAGAGAACGAGGCCGACGAGACCTCGGGCGGCGCTGCTCAGCTTACACCTTCCAGCGGACCGCAGAAGGTGCTGCGTGAGGAGGCCAGGGCAGACAAGCCCGAGCGCGCCGAGCATGCGCAGGATAGGACGCGGGCTGCTGACTCCGCATTACGCACGGACGGAACAATCTGCAAGGAGTGCGGAGAGCAGGTAGAACGCGGCGCATGTGCGGGGTGCGGCGACTACATTAGTACGCACTGCGACGCCAGCAACTCCGCCGTGCCGTGCCAGGATTGCGGTAAGTGGTTCGGTAATTGCTGCTGCATGAACAAGGATCCAAAAGGCAATCGCTGCAATAAATGCTTTCAAAAATGGCAAAGGTGCCATGCGCATGACAAAGCAGACAAGCCGTTAGAGAAACGTATTCAGCTTGTTGAGAATTTGCTTGAACGTGCAGCTACTGGCAGTCGCGACGCGCGTGAGTTGAAAGAGTTGCTCGATGATCTTATAGAGCAGCAATGGAAGGCACGCGCTAATGACGAAGACGGTCCAGCCGTTATGCGCCTCACGGTGCACGGCATTCCAGTAGTCATTGAAACCCGCAAAGGCGAACTGCGTGGTGGCAAGTGGCGTATGGCATATGACTACGGCTACATACCGGGCGTGCGCGGGGCGGACGGCGACAGCATGGACGTAGCACTTGGACCGGAGCCTGAATCCGGCTGGGTATACTTGTTCGACCAACGTCATTTGCCGCCCGGCAAGGGCTTTGATGAACACAAATGCTTCATCGGTTGGTCCACAATGGCCGACGCCGTGCGGGCTTTCAACGCCGGGCACGACCGTGCGTGCCAGGTCTATATGGACGTTATGCCCATGCAGGTGGACGAGTTCAAGCAGTGGTTGGCCGAGGGCGACCACAAGCGGCCGGCGGGAGGGGTTAGGAAATGAGCGATACAGTGTTTCAGTGTCCTAGACGTAACGAGAGCAATTTCGGCACGTCGCCAGCATTTGCTCGCGACAACGACTACGACCCTTCCGATGATTCGTGCAGGTACTGTGGCTCTCTGAATCCTGCAACGTTTATGGCGCGCTTGGAAGCTGGTAACGTCAAGCTGGGCACGACGGACAAGAACTACAAGGTGTACGTGCAGAACGACGGCGGTGCCGCGTTCAAGGCCACGTGGCGCGAGTGCCCGCGCGACAAGAAGATGACGGGCGCGTACGGTAATGAGTATTACGTAAGTAGCTGCGATAAAGGGCCAAGTTACTGCGCTCATTGGGTGACGCGCGACCGTCAGGAGACCAAGTTCTACTTCCAGCATCTAGACGCCGCACAGCGTACCAGGTTTGTAGAACTGCTGAACTCCGGCGCGGTAAAGTTTCAGGGCGGCTGCGGTTTCTACGTGCTGCCATTCTTCTGCAGCAGAGTAGAGGCGGTCGAGGCATGACGGACAAAACAAAGGGAACCTTGTTGATGGCCGCGTGGCTCACAACGCTTGGTGCTGCGTGCGTCGCGCTGGGCTGGTGGGCCACGCGGTGACGCGCGAAGAGCGGTGGTCTATGGCATTCCTGGCGGCCGTTGTAGCGCTGGGCCTTATGACGGTGTGGGCGCTGTGGCCGTGACACGCTGCGTAGTGTGTGGGTGTAGAACACATTACCTGGTGTGCGACGCGTGCAAGGCGAAGCTACCGCGCAGAACCACGGAGACCAAGGAGGCGGACAATGGCAAGGCTAAACCATGACGGCGAGAATCGCTACTCATTCACGTGCCCCGGCTGCCAGATGATGCACGCTGTTATGGTCAGTGGGCCGCGTGCATGGGAGTGGAACGGCAGCATCGGGTCGCCGACCCTGCGACCGAGCGTCCTCTTTGCCTCCGGCCATTTCGCACAAGGTTGGGCCGGTCCAAAGTGCTGGTGCACCTATAAGCAGGAGCACCCGGAGCACGCCGAACATTCTTTCAGTTGTGTGCGCTGCCACAGCTTCATCACCGATGGCAAGATTCAGTTTTTGGCTGACTCCACGCATGCGCTCGCTGGCCATACGGTTGACCTGCCGGAGTACGCAGCGTGAAGAGGCTTGTACAAAGCCGCACCGGCGAGACGGGCACCTGCTTCCGCACCGCCATGGCCTCCATCCTTGACCTGCGCGAGCAGGACGTGCCGGACTGGCCAGACGCAAACCAGGATACGGGCGTCAACCGCTGGCTGGCTGGGCGCGGGCTGCGCTACGTAGAGACGCCGGTTGATGGTCCGACTCCAGTGGGTTATCACTTCATCCTGGGCACGTCACCACGCGGCGGTCAGCACGCCGTGGTTGGCATTAACGGCCGGCTCGCTATGGACCCGCATCCGCAGGATGGTACTGGACGCGGCCTAGTCGAAGTGAATGCGTGGGGTGTGCTGGTGCCGGTTGGGAAGGCGGAGGACGCCATGACTATGACGCCCGACAAGGACGGAGAGATGCAGCTGCACTACACCGCGAAGGACTCCAGCGCTACGCCGTGGGCACTGGCACTGCTGGCTCTGCTGTGGCGGTGGCACAAGAAAAGTGCGCAAACCGAGTCCTGCAGTGACCCGTTCGCATATCGCCCACGGTCCAAAGCGTGGGACGCCAAAGGCGACCACTACACCATGCGCGAGATCCTGGACACGTTGGGGATAGATTTCAAAGAGTACATGTGCCGCACCGAGGCGCAGAAGGAGGCGCTATTGCACACAGCTATTAAGGAGTTGGAGAAGAAGCGCAAGAGCGCCCATGATGCTCTCATACCACTGCCGCCAACACCAGAAGGCCGCGCGGCGTACAAGGCTGGCTTGGAGCGTCATATCGAGCAGTTAAAGGTCGGAAAAGTACGCGGGCAGCGGCCACAGGATCTTGAGAATGCGTACGAGCAACTGCGCAGGCTTGCTAAAGCCACAGACTCCCGCCGTGCCCGCCTGCACCGCGCGCTGGACGCCGTCATGGACCGCACTGGGGTGGGGGATATACAGGATGTTCGGACCATGTACGAAACGGCGAAAACGCCGTCTGACATTGCGGCGGCCACGCGCCTGTACAACAAGCTACTGGACCAAGATCAAGAGCCATTCAGACCTGGAGAAATGACGCGTTTGAAAAAAGAGGCACAAGAACGCGTGGCGGCTTCTGTCTGGACTGCGCCTAAGACAGCCGAGGAAGCGCGCGTCGCGCGTGGCCTGGAACATACCAAGCGCAAGCCGGACCTGTTCCGGAGAAAATAAGGAGCACGCACCATGGCCACAGCACCCCAACCCGCGTTCACAGTGGACGCGGCCGTCAACGCGTCGTTCGACACCGTCAGCTCTGCCGTAGCGTTGCCCGGCACGCCCGCAGGCGATACCGTGGTGCGCCTTGTCAACCAGAGCGGCCAGTCCGTGTTCGTAGCCCTGGGCACCAACGCCGTCACCGTCACGGTGGCTACCGGCGTGCTCATTGCGCCGGGCCACGTGGCTACGTTCTTGGGCTTGGCTGGGCAGACACACATCGCCGGCATCACGTCCGGCCCAGCGCCGTCGCTCGGGTTCTCGCAACCCGACGCCACGCTCAACATCGCTACCGGGAACTAGGAGACAAAGATGCCGCTTATCACGGGCAAGGGCCCAAAGAGCTTCAGCAAGAACGTCGAGACCGAGATCGCCGCCGGCAAACCGCAAAAGCAGGCCGTCGCCATTGCCTACTCCAAGAAGCGGGAAGCGGAGGGGAAGGACGAAGACAAAAACTGGTCACTGCCGGCTATTAAGAAGTCAGAGAGACCTGCCTATGAATGGGCACTACGCAATACGCAGGCGAGTGAAGAGGGAGCCGGAATGTTCGCCGGGTTCTGGGCTAATTACAGCCGAAAGTATCCACAGGCGACGATGTGGCAAGCGTACACTGAGCAGACTCGGATGCTTCGTGAGGGTGGCCCAGCCCAGGCGCCGGCAAAGGACTCCCTCCCCGCCCCCATCCCCACGGGCCTAGCGTGCGTGAAAGATATGCGTGAGGACGTATCCAAGATGGACCCGGCACGACAGTCATCCTATGGCGTGGCGCGCTATTCATCACTCGCCTTGGCAAAGGCGGCGATCAATTCGCGTCGCGACATATCTACTATATTCCTCGGTGACGACGGTAAATTCTGGGTAGTGCCGGCGCGTAATTGGAAGGAGTTTGAGCGCGCGGGGTATGAGAAGGCATTCGACAACCTCCCCGCCCCCATCCCCACGGGCGAGGACGAAGCATTCGCCAAGGGCGCCACGCCGCGCGAGAAGGCTGGTCTCACAGTGCCGCAGTGGAATGCGCTGAGCGCGGAGGAGCGGAAGAAGATGATCGCGAATGGGAAGGACTCCGGCCTTGCACCCATCCCCGTCAATGACGACATCACCGGAAAGTCACACGGGCTCTGCACTTACTGTGGTAAAGAGGGAATCGCTGGTTGCCAGCATGCTTCTTGCGGCGGTATTTTCTCTACCAAAGTAAAACCGGGCGATCTGTCTAAAAAGCCCAAATATAGGCCAGATGCTCGCAATACCTGGACCCCGCGCGACAAGGATGGTTATGCGAAGGACGAACACCTCGGCTGGAACAAGATGGTCAAGAAACTGGAAAGCGAGGGCAAGTCCAAGGAGTACGCCGAGAAGGTGGCCGGCGCCATCAACGCCAAGAAGTATGGGGCGAAGGACGCCATAGAAGGTCCGTATGATGTGGGTTATCAGCCAAAGAATGGCGACCCTAAAGGTGCGTGGCGAGATATTGTCATCACCGCCAGTAGCTGGAATGACGCCATGCGAAAGGCAAAGGCAGGTGTGCGCCCCGGCGAAGAGTTGTATCGTGTGTCACCTCGTGATAAAAACGCCGCTTGGGCGAAGGACGCAGAGTCCCACTCCGCACACGTCGCGCAACTGCGCCGCGAAACGCGCCGCGCGCCTGGTAACACAGTGGCCAAGGCCGAGCTTGGAAGGCTGGAGGCGAGGGACGGCCGTCGCTCCCGCGCAGCCGACGCAGCGCCCACCCACGGCGGCTCGCCGATGTTTTTGAGCGTGTAGCCTATGAACGAAGAACCCGAACTCATCCCTGCCACGCGTACCGTGCATGGCTACCTGGCCAGCCCGCTGAGCGAGCATATCAGCGAGATGCCGGATGGCAGTCTGCTCATAGTGGGCTGCCCGGTGGCCCGCACGGGCTGGCAGCAGTACGCCGTGCGTGATCTGCCTCTTGACCGCGCCAAGGAGTTGGGCATCGACACGGCCAACCCCGCCGCGATGATCGATCTTTACCGGCCTCCCGAGGAAGTGTTTAGCCCAACGTTTCTGGCAAGCCTCAATGGCAGACCAGTAACTGATGGGCATCCGCCCAATTTCGTCACCCCGGCCACATTCAGCAAGTACTCGCAGGGTCACATTCAGAACCCGCGCAAGGGGCCGGAACCGCTGGACGACGGCGAGTGGCCCATTATCGCCGACATCATTATCAGCGGCGAGCAGCTTATCCAGAAGGTGCTGGACAAACGCGCCCGCGACGTCAGCCTCGGTTATGACTTCGGCATTGACCGCGACGGCGACAAGATTATCCAATGCGACATGGTGGCGAATCACAACGCCGTCGTGCCCAAGGGTCGCGCCGGGGACCTGGTGTCCATCGGCGACAACGCGGCTGGAGACCCTCCCCCACGCGCCGCTCCGCCCGAGCCCGAGGCCTCGTTACCGCCTCCAGGGTCCGGGAACGGGCATGCGGTGGCAAACATCAACGAACCACAACGGCACAAGGAGAAGCGCAAGGTGAAAAACCCCCTGTTGCACATCTGGGGACGTGGACTGAAGGCCATGGCGGCTGATGCAGACACGACCCCGGAAGAACTGGCTGAGGCGGCGATGGATATTGGCAAGCGCGCCGGCAAGGACGAACCCTTCGAGATCGAGGAGACCGAACAGGTGAAGGACCGCAAGCGTCATGGTCGCGACCTGGACCCCGAGATTGAAGTCACCCACACCAACGACCGCCGTCAGCGCATGCATGATGCGTTCGACCGTATGCTCGACACCATGGGCGACCGCAAGGCCGGCGACGAAGACCTTAACGAGCTTGGCAGCATGCTCAAGGAGTTTTTCGGCCAGGAAGCCCAGGAGCCAGAGCACCAGGTCGAGGACGACGAGGAAGACATCGTTGAAGCTGACCCCGCAGAGTTGGAGGAAGTGGTGGCGGCAGACGAACCTGACCCGGAGGAGATGGGACCGGACGGTGAGGAAGACATCATCGCCGAGGACGACGAAGAGGACATGGAATGCGCGCACTGCGGCGCAGCTATGGACGAGGAAGCATGCCCTGAGTGCGGCTGTCGCGACGGCAAGGCCCGCGACAAGAAACCCGCTAAGGACCGCGCCACCGCGCACGATGGTGCCACCGCCGCGCTCAACACGCTGCGCCCGGTGATTGCGCGGCTCAACCCCCGTGACCCACGGCAGAAGGCCGCAATGGACGGGTTCAACACGGCGCTCGGCGTACTGCGCGGCAAAAGCCGCGTGCGTGACGCTGCGGCTAACTATGGTGGGTTCACACGTGCAGCGCACGCGCGCACTGGCAAGTTGCCCAGCCGAGCACAGGCAGGCGACGCTGTCGGCGCGGCGGCCGATGCCAACGCCAAGGTGCAGGACATCTACGACCGTCTCCGGGCGGGAAAGGCAGGTAAATAACCAATGGCCCCTCTTAGCTTCGGACAGGTCATCCCAGTCACCGGGCCGAACCTCGGGTTCCCCGGTACCATCAGCCGCCAGGGTGAGCGCGTCGTTCCGGCGCGCGTGTTCACGCCCTTCAGCGCGGCTTACAACCTCAACTTCGGCGACCCCGCCGTGCTGATCAACACGGCTACTGGCGGCGTGTGGACTAGCGTGGCCGACGCCGTCAATAACGCAGTGGCCAATATCGCACTGGTGGCCACGCAGTTCGCCGGCATGGCTGTCCGCGAAGTGCAGACGCAGCTTGCCTACCCGTTCGGCGCGGGTATCCAGCCGGGCGACTTGCAGGTTGGCTACTACGCCCCCGGCCAGATGGCCGAGGTGCTGGAGCGCGGCAACGGTACCGTAATGGTATCCGTGGCCAACTCACCCACCAGCGGCGCGCCGGTTTACACCCGCGTGGTGGCCAACGGCGCAGTTACCGCAGGTACCGTGGGTGACTGGGAAGTGGGCGCTCCTGCAGCCACCGACCTGTTCAGTGTGGCCGTGGGCGCAGGAGCTGCCGCTGCCGGGCAGGCAGTTATCCCGTTCGCCAGCACGGCCAATATTCAGGTCGGGCAGGTGGTGTCGGGCATCGGCGTGCCGGCAGGCAGCTATGTCGTGAGCCTGATTGCAAACACCTCCGTCACCATCAGCCAGAACCTCACCGTTGCCAGCGCGGCGGGTGCCCTGATCACGTTCAGCAACCTGGTACTCGCGCCCAACACGGCGATGCGTACTGGCGCGGTAGACGTCAACAGCGTGGCCGAGATCACCTTCAAGATCCGCAACCAGGCTTAACCCATACCCACACGAGAGGAGAACATCACAATCATGGCACGCAAAATGAAAACGCGTGGGTATGACGGATATCCAAGCTACAATCGCGCGCAGGCATTCGATGCTGCGGGCGCTTCCGGCCTGGCCTTCCTCAACGCCCAGCTCGAACTCATTGATACCGACTTGGTGGAACCGCTCCAGGCCGTCACCCATCCGCGCGACATTACCGTTGAGACAGGCGGGGGCTTCCCGCAGTTCCTCAGCGCGTGGAGCGCCAACTACGCCACCACGGGCACCCAGAACTACGGATTGCAGGGCACCAACAACACCGAACTGCCCGAGGCTCAGGCCGACGTGCAGAAGGGTGTGTGGGCGACCTACATCTGGGCCATGGGCATGACGGTGACCTATGTCGATCTGCAGCGCATGGAGTTCGCGCTTCGGACCGGGCAGGCGCCGCCGTTCAGCTTGCAGGAGCTCTACGAAAACAGCGTGGAAACGAACTATGTGAAGGCCATTGACTTCGTGGTCTATGCTGGGTTCCTGGGCGGCGCCGCGCTGATCAACAACCCCAACGTGTACGAGTATGTGGTGCCCGCTGGCGCTGGCGGCTCCACCACGTGGGCCAAGAAGACGCCCAACGAGATTCTGGCGGATGTCAACTACGGCCTGACGCAGACGCTTAGCAACAGCGGGTTCGCTGCGCAGGAGGGCATGGCTGATCGGCTGTTGATTCCCTACACGCAGTTCAACGTGCTCACTCAACCCCAGGCAATCGCTGGCGTGCCGGTGGCGATGTCCGTCATTGAGTACATTGAGAAGCATTGCATTGCAGCACACCATGGCATCAACTTCCGCATCAATCCGCTGCCCAATCCCTGGATCAGCGGCACTGGCGCCGGCAACACTGCGGCTCCGGGGCAGCCTGGCAACGGGCTGGACCGTGCCGTGTTCTACAAGAACGACAAGAAGTCGCTCTACCTCAAGGTGCCGCAGGTCATGACCAAGGTGATGACCGTTCCCACCACGAGGGCCGGCGTTGCCTACGAAACCGCTTATATGGCGTGCATTGGCGAAGTAATTTTCAAGAGGACCACCACGCAGGTCTATGCTGACGGAATCTAGCGTAGTGTAGTAAAATATATTTGGGGATAGCGTCGGAGTCATGATCCGGCGTGATAAGCGCGGTACGTCCACCGCGCTTCCCCAAATTAATTGGGCGGTGATGGAGACGGTCATTGGCTAAGCTGAACTCTTGCTGGGCAGGCGTAATTTACGTCATAACTAACTTGACCAACAATATGCAGTACGTTGGTAAAACTGAAAAACGTGAGCCTGAAAAGCGCTGGCGTGCGCACATCAACGCTGCTCTATCCGGCACTTCAAGATTGTACCTGCATTGCGCGATAGCCGCGTATGGTGTAGAAAACTTTAGGATGGAAATCGTGCAGCGGTGTTGAACCGTGCACACGCTCAACAAAGCAGAAACGCTGTGGATTAAGAATTTACGAACGTTGGCGCCAGGCGGCTACAACCTTACGACGGGCGGTGAAGGTGCTTCTGGGCTCAGACACACTGAAGAAACCAGAGCTAAGATGCGCTTTGCCAAGCAGGTTTGGTTTTCGTCGGACGCTAACCGCGCTCTGCACCTTAGAAGAATGGAGTCTTTTGAGTACAGAACGGCGCTTGCCGCGAGCATGTCATCTGATCTGTTAGCGCGCCGTACGGCGTCCGTTTCGAAGTTTTACAAAGACCCTAAGAATTTAGCTGCGTTTAAGGCCAAGATGCGAACGGCTTCTCACCGCCGAGCTTGCTCCGAGGGAGCGCACAGCCGCTTTAAAACGGCTACAACAAAGCAGCGGGCTGCTTGGCGCAAGGCTATAACTGATGGTCACCGAACTTCGGAGGCGCGCTCCAAATGTTCTATATCTGCAAAGGCAAGATGGGCCGCGCTGACTTCAGAGGAACGCAGTGCTTGGTGGTATAAAGTTCGCGGAATGTCTAAGCCTGAGAAATAACCACGCAACCAAAGCGCACCACACAGGCCGCCCAACCAGGCGGCCTTTTCTGTGCCCGAAATTCGACTTCAACGACGTTGCGCGGGCGGTCGAATCAGACCCGAACGGCCAAGGGGTGCCACCTCCTTGCCGCCCCGTGGCCTTCGAGGCTGCCCGCGTAACAACAACCTGCAAGGAGGAGGAATTGAAATGCGTCAAATCTACCTGAATCGATCCAAGATTTTCAATTGTGACGTGGACGGCGCTGCGCGTACCGTGGCGCTCGGGCGCACATCCAACGGCAAACCCGTGGCCGCGCCGGAATGGATTGTCGAAACTGCGACTTACAAGCTGGGCATCAAGGACGGCAGCATTGTCGACCTTACGCCGCCTGCGCCCGCGCCAGTTGTAAAGACCGAAGAAGCCGCCATTGAGGCTGCTGCGCTAGAACCTGTTATGTCTGAAGACCACGTCGAAGAGGACGCTCCAAAGGCGAAGCCTGCGAAGGATGCAGGCAAGGCGGTTGGACTCAAGGCTTCTTCCAAGTAGGCCACAGGAGGCGCTAGATGGGCGGCTATCAGGCGTACACCGGCAGCGGCTTCTGGCCGGACTTCACCGCCCTCTACGACAATACGTGGGGCAGCGGCATGGCGGGCGGGTCCGGCTGGAACGGTTTCGGCCTCTCCACCAACTTCGTTTTTGGGCTCAACCCGCCTTACTACCTGGACAACTTCCTGGCGTTCAGCCCTAAGTTCTTCGGGCCGCCTACGCAGCTGGCCAATTGCTCCACCACGCTGGGCAGCCAGACAGTCACAGTACCGTCGACCAACGGTCTGGCGGCGGGGCAGTTCATGCAGTGCGCGGGGCTGCCTCCAGGCAGTGTGATCACGGCGCTGACGGGTGCGACCACCATAACGGTGGCCTTGGCCGCTACTTCCACCGTCATCAATGCCCCGGCCACATTTTATACACAGCCCGTAGTGCCATTGGCCGTGTTGCAGGCATATCTCAGCCTGGCAGTGGCGTCGCTGGTACAGGCGCGCTGGTTCGACCAGTGGGCCATCGCCGTGGCGTGGTTCATCGCGCACTACGCCACCTTGTGGGCCGAGACGGACGCCACGGCGCTCGCCACGGCCTGGCAGACGGTGGTGCACGGCGAGACGCCGGTCGGAGTAGCGGGGCAGGCCGTCTACACCTTGAGCGGGCAACCTCCGGGCGGCGTGCTGCAGTCCTTGTCCAACAACGGGCTGTTCCTGACGCCCGGTGCGGATGCGGACTACACGTTATCCGGCGTCACCATCACGCTGACTGCCCCGGCCCCCAGCGATGCGCTTTATGCCACCTGGCCCGTGCAAAGCCAGACGCAAGTACCTGTGGCGGCCAATGCCGCGCAGATCGCGGCGCAGGGCGTGGCCGTGGGCATCCTAACGTCCAAGTCTGTCGGCGACGTGTCTGCGTCCTACCAGGCGCTGGCCTCGATTGAAGAGTGGGGCCAGTGGAACCTTACAAAGTACGGCCAGCAACTCGCCACGGCCGCGCGCGTTATCGGGGCCGGCCCGGCGGTGTTCGGATGACAGGCCCTAAGATTACGCTGGCGCGCAAGAGCGGCGCTGCGGCCGTGCTCAAGCGCGTGTTCGGCGCGCAGAAACTAGCTGCCTACGTCGGGGTGCCAGCGGCGGCGGCCGGAGCACGGTCTGCGCAGCTACTGGGCATGGCCGGCAAGGCCAAGGGCCGTCGCAAGGAGCGGCTGCAGAAGGCCGCCGACAACGACATCAACAATGCCGAGCTGCTATTCATTTTCACCAAAGGGCGCAAGGCGAAGCCCGGCTACTCCGCAGCTGCTGACCTGCATCTGCATGAAAAAGGATCACCACTGCAACTGCAAGAGCCGAGACCTGTGCTGGAACCTGCCGTCGATGCCAACCAGGAAAAGATCGCGAAAGAGATAGCAGCCAGCGTGAAGGCTGCGGTAGCCGGTGACCATGAACTGGCCGTAAAGAACATGAAGCGGGCAGCGCTGCGCGGGCAGAATGCGGCGCGTTCCTGGTTTACCGACAGCCGCAACAACTGGGCGCCCAACGCGCCGTCCACGATTAAGCGCAAAGGCAGCGCTCGTCCGGGCATTGACACTGGTGCCATGCGCGCGGCTATACAGGGCATAGTGGACGAGGAGTGACGATATGAAGATCGGAGACCGCGTCAGGCTAGTCGGCCAGGGGCCTACAGTCTACACCGTCAGTGCCGTAGAGGCACACAACGGCCTGGTGTTCTACCGCGTGGCCGAACTCGTGGGCGCGCTGTTCCTGGGCACGTCTTTGGAGCTTGTGTGACGCGCCGCGCGCATTTTGTACCGGCTGACAAAGCCGAGACGTGCAAGGAGTGCGACGCACCCATACGGCTGGGCGAGCTTATGATGCCCGTGCAGGTGCGCGAACCATACATGAACCGCATGCGCCGCACCCGAGTCACGTACTGCTACGGCTGCGGTTGCCTCTATCTTGAATCGCAATGGGAGACTGGGAGCGTGGAACCGTGAAGAAGACATACGATAGGGCGCAACTGCACAGGGCGCTGGACGCTGTGATGGACGCCGATGAATTGAAGTCTGGCGATGCCGTAATTATAGAGGCTGGTTGGGGCGGCAAAGGCGGCAAGTTTCCAGAGGATTTTAGAAGGTTCGACAAAGATACGCCAGGTATACTTGCAGCCATTCGTGGTGGCGACGTGTGGGTCAAGGTGGCCGGCCACCCTTACGCATTTAAAACCCGTCGCCAAGCATTGCGAAAAATTGCGAATACGGCCTATGCGAAAGACGCAGGCCGGGCGCCTGCCAAGTACATGCACGAAGCTGTGAACCTGTATCACTTGGCACGCACTGCGTTGTCCGGCAAGGATGACGGGCGTTGGGCGCGACTTAATTGGGCGGCCAGTGCGATGCACAAGAAGTATCCAGAGGTATCAGCGACGGCATTCTACATGTCGTTGTCTGATGATTGGCTACGATGATCAACATGCAGGACGTCGTCTCGGACCCGGATCTACGCCCGTCGCAGCCGTTCACTATATTGCGCAGCACGGGCACGTGGGTAGAGGGTGGGTTCCAATCTACCACTTTCCCCATCACGATCCTGGGGCCTGTGCAGCAGGCGTCTCCAAAGGAAATCGCCATGCTGCCCGAGGCGGACCGCGTGGGCAGCGTGCGCGCCTTCTGGACCACCATACAGGTGTACACCACGCGCGGTTACGCGCCTGCCCCGACGACGCACGGCGAGACTCCGATGGGCTCGGTGCCCGGAACGGTATTCACGCTGAGTCAGGCACCTCCCGGTGGAGCGTGCGACGTATATGTCGGAGGATTGTTGGAACCTTCGACGGCCTACGTGCTTTCTGGCAACGTGGTTACATTGGCCGTCCAGGCCGCCGTGGCACCATACATCATTTGGACCGTAGAGGCTGATGTGCAGGCGGCCGCGAGCGACAAGATACAGTGGGAGGGTCACACGTACCGCATTCTGACCACGCAGTATGACCCCGGTAGCGGTTACTGGAAGAGCATGGGCACACGAGAGGAGGCCGCATGATTAAGTTTCTCGTTTTGGCGCTGCTTGCCATGCCACTCATGGCGCAGCAGTACGCGCGGCCCAACCCCAAAATCACGCCGGGCGCGGTGGACGCGCGCCTGGTTGCTGACACATCCAAGAAGCCACACATGGTCGGCGGTGTGGAGGCCAACCTCTGCGCCAAGGACTTCAGAACCGGCCCGTGGCGCAAAGTCAGCGAATCAGAGAAGAAAGCTGCGTGCAAGGCGTACGGGCAGGCTACGGCGTGCCCGGGTCCCAATTGGGAGCTGGATCACCTCATATCGCTGGAGATCGGCGGCTCGGATGCCGTACAAAACTTGTGGCCGCAGCCGATAGCCGATGCGCGCGTCAAGGACCACGGCGTAGAAGACCCGCTGCCCAAGTTGGTGTGCGCCGGCAAGATCAGCCTGAAGGATGCTCAGGCGTGCGTCAGTACCGATTGGGTGACGTGCATGGCGCGGGTAAAGATGTTGGAAGCCGCGCCGTGACCACCATTACGTACCCCAATGGCCAAATATTGCAGTCCTCCGCTTTCACGGTGTCGCAAATGGCCACGCTGTGGCAGGCCCTCACGTGCGGTATGCTCGGCGTGAATCCGCCGGACTTCTCTCGGGTGACGGTTGACTGGCAGCAGGAGGGGCAGCCGTTCATTCGCACGCCGGGCCAGGACCGCTGCGCGCTGCTGTGCGTACCCACGGACGTGGAATACAGCCGCGTGCGCGACGAGGCCAACGGTGGAACCGGCACAACAGGCGACCCCGTCACGCAGTCGTGGACCTATACCAAAGGTTGGCGCATCGCCTGGACAGCGTATGGTCCAAATGCAGAGGACAACCTGCGGGCCGTGCGCAGCGGCATGTTCATGGACTGGGTCAACGATCAGATTTCCAACAGCGCGCTTTACCTGGTCAACGACCCGCACGAAGTCACCTATGCCCCTGAGAACTGGAACGCGATGTGGTGGCCGCGGGCAGACTTCGAAATTAGCCTCTACGAGCAGGTCACTGAGACCTTGACCACGCCGGTCGGCGGCGCTGCGACCAGCGTCGAAGTGAAACTGTACGACGGTTCGCCCAATGATCCGGTGGCGGACTTTACGGTCACAAAGTAGCCACAAGGAGACCACCAAGTGTCAATTCCGCCCCTCTCTCTCACGAACATCGTGGACATTAGCGTAACGGTCGCCCCAGCGGCGGTGATCGCGGCTGGGTTCAACCAAGGGCTGTTCATCGGCAACAGCGGCGTCATTCCGTCGTACGGCGTCAACCCGCGCGTACGTCAGTACTCGTCCACATCGGCCATGCTCACGGATGGATTTACCACGGCCGACCCGGAGTACATCGCGGCGCAGATCTACCTTTCGCAGACCACGCCCGCGCAGTTCATCTGGATTGGCGCGCAGGATCCCACCGCGCTGCAGACTATCACGCTGGATGGGCGTACCGTGACCGACGGAGCCATGACGGCCGTCAGCGACACACTTACCAGCGCCACGGCTGACTTCGTAAGCGGCGATGTAGGCACTACGATCATCGTGGAAGGCGCAGGCGCGGCTGGCGCGGCATTGGTCACCACCATTACGTCCGTCACAAACGCCACCACCGCCGTACTCACTGCCACGGCGTCCACCACGGTCACAGCCGCGCAGACCAGCATCGGAGCGCTGGGTTCCGGTTACGCAGCCAATGACACCTTCACCGTTACGCAGTCGAACGCCAGCTACGGCACCGGCAAGGTGCTCACGGTTGGTACGAGCGGTCAGGTGCTGACGGCCGAGGTCATAAGCGGCTCGCAGGGTACTGGCTACACCGTCGCAAGTGCGCTGAGCACCGTAGCTGTGTCGCCATCCGCAGGCACCGGCCTCAAGGTGAACATCACCGCCATAGGCGAGACGCTTCTACAGGCCGCTGTGGCTTGCCGCGCCGCCAACAATGGCTGGTACGGGCTATCTGTCTACAACCCGGTGGACGCCGACAACCTGGCACTGGCTGCTTGGGCCGACCCGCTGTGGCAGACCACCCGCTACTATCCATGGTCCGCAAACTCAGCTATCCCGGCTGGTACGGCCAACAATCTAGCGCTGCAATTGCAGACGCTGAAGTACCGCGTACTCGGTACCTATGCCACTACACAAGGTGGCCTGTATCCGAACAACATCTATGCTGCAGCGGCCGTTATGGGCGTAGAGATGGGGTTGAATACTGGGCTGGCCGGTAGCTTCTTCACCACGGCGCACAAGCAACTCATCGGCATCGCCGCCGAGCCGCTTACACAGACCGAGTATACAAATATCGTAAGCGCCAATTTCAACGCTTATTGCAACTTCCAGCCGTACCAGTTGTACGAGCCGGGGTTCATGAGCAACGGCTCGCCCGCATACCTATGGCTGCAGCTGGCCGTATTAGTGGCCAACCTGCAACTCGACATCATCAACGTGCTGCAATCCACGCCCGCCGTTCCACAAACTAATGCGGGGCAGCAGCTGTTGCTGCAGGGCGCTAACAACGCGTGCGCCAACTCCGCATCCATCGGCTTCCTAGCCGGCGGCGTGTGGGCAGGCGCGCCTGTACTGGCAAAGTATGGCGGGCCATCCACGGGCAGCGCCGTGCCGCTGGGGTACATCAACGTGTCACCGCCATATTCCACGGTGTCACAGGCGGACATCGCCGCCGGCAAGGCCGCGCCCATTTACTGCACCATCACCAGTGCCGGCGCGGTTCAATCGCTCGTCATTGGCGTGTACACCCAGCTGTAACCAGAATAAGGAGAGCGGACAATGGCGCAGGGCGCAACCTACAGCTTCAAAAGTCTGACGGGGGTCCTAGTGAACCCAGTCTTCGGCATTACCATCCCGCTCACGGGCGGCAACATCGGCGCCGGGCAGTTCATCGTGCGCATGCTGACCGAGCGTACCAGCCATCTGGTGGCTGCGGACGGCACTGTGATGACCAGTTACGAAGCCGGCGACAACGCCGATCTGGATGTTGAAGTGCAAGAATCCAGCCTGCTTCACCAAGAATTGCTGGTCCTCTACAACCTCTGCCTGCTGGCCGCCAACAACGACGACGTATCCGGTTGGGCCGCCACCACCATTCAATTCGTCATGCTGACCGACGGCTCGCAGCACAACTTGCAGGGAGTAAGCTTCAAGAAGTTTCCCGACAAGCCGTACGCCGCCAAGGGGCAGAACATCACCTGGGGCTTGATGGCGGCCAACGCGATCAACACGTAGAACCATCTTAGCAAGGAGGAACCTAAAGTGAATGACAGAACGAAGAATGTGCCTATTGGCGCATCTGAGTACCAGTTGCGCCGCGTCACGCCTGCTGTGGGTGGGTACTTGTGGCACCGCCTGATGTGGGCGTGCAACAAGGCCGCGCAGGCCGCACATCAAGGTGGCGAGGCTGCGGAAGGCGCGGAGCAAGCTTCCGATCTGACACCAGAGCAACGTCTGCGTACCATCTGCGCGATAGGCTTCATGCAGATGGACCTGGCCGACTATGAGAAAGCGCAGATGGAGACGCTTAAGGCGACTAGCCGTGTAGACGCAGGCGGTCTGCCCATGCCATTGATGGCTGGCGACGGACGCTGGACGCCGGGCACTGAAGACGTACAGACAGACCCATTCCTGGTCACGCAGATTATGACCGAGTCACTGGTATTCAACCTCGCCCCTTACTTGGCCGGGAACTCGCCGACCCCGGCCAAGAGCTAAGTTGGGACCCTACGCCATTCCCGACCATCGATGCGCTAGTGTGGCGCCCGGTGGCGGCGGGGCTGTGGCGCCAGCATGAGATGTGGGACGGCACATACGACGTGGGTGACTTGGCGGACGTGCTTGAGTATCTTGACGTGAAGGACGAAAACCAGCGGCGCTACACGGAATGGCGCGCCAGGCAGCAAGGAGGGGAATAGATGCCCAGCTTCATTGACGAATACCTCTTGCGCCTCGGCGCCACTGTGGATGCTGTCGGAATAGGAAAGTTTCAGTCGGCGCTGCGTGAAATTTCCTCCGATGTGGAGAGGACCATAGGCGCGCTGAGCAAGCGTGTTCTTGGGGTAGAGGCCGCCCTCGTGGGTGCCTTTGCGGCCGTAGGCTCGGCCGCCGTGGGGCTGGTGGACAACGTAGCCATGGCGGACCAAGAATTTAGGCTTTTCGGGCTCCACATGTACATGGGCAAGAATCAGGCGCGCGACCTCAAGGTGGCAATGGACGCGCTGGGCCAGCCACTGGAAAACCTCATGTGGGACCCAGAACTGCGCGGGCGCGCGGCCACGCTCATACAGGATCAGCGCGCTATGGCCGCAGGCAGGGATTTTGACGCGCAGATGCGCAAGGTGCGCGACATTCGCTTTGAGTTTACACGCATGGAAGTGGAACTCAAATACCTAGGCATGCACGTTGTGACAGATTTCCTGCGCGCGCTGGGGTTGGGGCCGGATACACTACTCAAGAAGCTGCGGCAGTTCAACGATTGGGTAGTGAACTCGCTACCGCGTATTTCGAAGACGCTGGTGCGGGACTTCTTGCCTGTCTGGCGTGACATAGAGAAGATAATGAAGGATGTCTGGCAGGTGGGCGTGGACTTCGCGCAGGTGTTCACGAACATCATAGGACTGCTGGCCGGAGACGAGACGCTGCAGGGTGCCGTTTCGTTCGACAAACTGGCGCGTGCTATCGCGGACGTGGCCCACTGGATCGCGGTGGCCGCTGACCTACTGGTGAAGTTCACTGGCCTGCTGACCGGTGCAGTGGGCGGCGGCACGGTAGGCGGTATGCTAGGAACCATCATAGGCGGCGTGGCCGGCGTGGCCGGCGGCCCTGCCGGCATGTTGGCCGGCGCGGTGGGCGGCGGAGCGGCCGGCACCACGATAGGCGCAGTGAGCGGCGGCGTACTGGGCGGCCTGTTCGACGCGTACCGCGCTGGACATCCTGCGGGGATGCGCGTGCCGGGCGGATCTTCGGCGGACTTGGCGGCGGAGGCCAAAGGTGCCGCGCAGCAAGTGAGCGCGGCCACCGGCGTGCCTGCCGACATAATATGGGCGCAATGGGCGCATGAGACGGGCGGCTTTACGCACTTGGGCGCGGCCAACAATCTGGCCGGTATAAACGTTCCAGGGGGGTCCGGTACGGATTACCGCGCATTCGGCTCTCTGGGCGAGTTCGCGGCGTACTACGCGGCTAATCTGAAGCGCAACTATCCGGATGCGCTCTCGGCCACGGACCCGACGCAGTTCGCACGTGCATTGAAGCATGGAAGGCTAGGCGCGTACTACAGCGACAATCCGGCGGTGTATGCTGCTGGGTTGGAGAGGTACGACAGAGCATACAAATCTGGGGCGACCATAGGGTCCGTCAACGTGAACGTATCGGTGGGCAGAAGCAATGCCAGCGCAGAGCACATAGCCGCCGTGGTGGCCGACCGCACTGGCAAGCAGGTACAGCGCAACCTGGACGAGTTCCAGGCACAAGCATGGAGCTATTGAAATGACCGTAATCGCCGCCACGCCAGAATACACCGCATCAGCCGGATACGCGCCGCCGCAATGGTTCAAAGGTCCGGCCATGATAAGCGTGACGCAGGCGCCAGTGCAAGGCGCCAGTAATATGGTCGGCAGTGCCTCCGGGTCCGTTTCTGCCTCTGACATAGAGGGCGGCTACCTTATAAGTGGCAGCGGAAGCACCCAGTTTACCTACGTGTTCGACGCAGTGTTCTCGCTAGACCACACCCAAAGATTGGAGAAAACCATGCACCCGGTGCAGACTGGGGCGTCGATCTCCAGCCATGCATACTTGCTGCCCGCGCGGCTAAGCATGGACGTCGGCATGAGCGACGTGATGGCGGCCTACGCCACCGGGCAGCTCGCGCCCGCCACTGGCTCCACAGCCAGCACCACGCCGTCCACGGCTGCACCATTCACGGGGGCGCCCAGCAAGAGCGTCAGCGCATACCAGACCATATTGTCACTACAGTCCGCGCGCCAGCCGTTGACGATCGTCACGCGCTTGCGCGCGTACACCAACATGGTGGTCACGGAAGTATCTCCTCAAGAGAACGCCAAGACCATCACCGGCCTGCGCATGCGCGTGGAGTTCGAGCAGATATACACCGCTTCCACGGCCACTACGCCGTTGTCGGCGCGCCCTGACACCACGCAGACTACCGGGTTGGGCGTGGTCAGTCCGTCTTCCGTACCCTCCGCCACGCAAGGCCAGTTCCAGATCCCGCAGGCTGTCAGCACTAACGGCGTGGTCACTAAAGTACCCGTGCTGGCTACGCCTGCAACATCGCTGTCAGCTGCGTATGGGTTGGCCCCAATAGGTATGGTCGATTACTTGCCACAGGCAGTCAACGTGCCGGGATCAGGAAGTTATTCCAGCTCGCCCGGCCAGCAGGCGCTGCCGTGAGCGCGCAGATAGTTCCGCTCACTACGCAGCCCAACCAGACGTTCGCAGTGCAATTGACGGTGAACGGCGCCGCACTAACGCTCGGCCTGACGCTGGCGTACTCGGTCATGGCCGGCTATTGGCAAATGGCGATAACCGACGTCACTGGCACGGCGCTTATCGCGAGCGTACCGCTTGTAACTGGTCTGTACCCGGCTTCCAATATGCTTGCACAGTATGAGTATCTGCGAATAGGAGAGGCATATCTACTCAATACTGGCAGCGCACCTTACGACTATCCTGATCAGTACACGCTGGCGCAATTCAGCTTGCTGTGGACGGACAATAACACATGAGCACTTTCGCACTGCCATCTTCATCCACGCCTTTGTGGGGCCAAGCCTACGAGCTGATCATCGACTACGCCCCTAATAACGGGCCCAAGCAGGTAAAGCTGACATCCAACACGTGGGAACCAGAAGCGCTGCGAATAACGTTCGAAGTGTTGCAGGCCGCTAATACGGCACCTATATGGCATGCTGATATTAGTGTCTACAACATGGATCCAAACCTTGCGCAGGACGTGGTTCTGGCTGCTGTACAGGGCAACGTGTACGTCACGCTGAAGGCCGGCTTCCAGACGGGCCCAAACCAAATGGGCGTCATCTGGAGCAGCACCGTGTTCCAAGGACTGTTCACGCGTGAAGGCGTCGTAGACCAAAAGTTAACACTGCACTGCGTGGCGTTCCCGGCCGGCGTGAGCCTGTTTCCGCAATCGTTTTCCATGGGCGTGTTTTCCAGCCAGCAGAAGCTGGTCGCCAAGATGATACAGGGCGCCAATCTGCCGCCGTTAGGGCCGGCCAACCAGGGGCGGGTGGCCGCGCAGCGCATGCAAGCCACGCAGTATCCGCGTGGCAACACCGTGTTCGGCACCCTTCCGAGGTACCTTACGCAAGTAGCGGACAGCAACGGCGTGCAGACGTGGTTTGACGGACTGCAAGTGTACGTGGCCGAGGCCGCCAGCGGCAAGCGCGCCCCGGACCTGATCTACAGCCCGCCGTTCCCGCCCGGCGGTGTGGACGCAGCGTATGCTCTGCCGGATGGCACCACGAGCAGCATCATCGGCACACCTGTGCAGACTCAGCAGGGAGTGGACTTCACTGTACTGCTTGACCCGCGCCTAAAGGTGACTGCCAAGACAATGATCGCACAGCTGGTGCGCACCCAGATCAATCAGCTAGCCGTTGAGCCTCTCAGCGGAAACCTGCCTTTTGGCCTGGCATCCCCCAACAATTCCAACCTCACGTTTTTCGTGACGCAGGTTCGACACACCGGAGACACGCGCGGCAACATATGGCAGACCGACGTTACCGGGTGGAGCACCGCCTACGCTGATTCATTGCTCACTTCTTTCGGAGGCGGCGCATGACTACTGGCTACAATCCTCTGCTTCAGCTCACGCCCGACCAGGTCAACCAGGCGCAGAGTGCGCAGTGGCGCGTGGCGTTGCGGCAGGCGCTGGCCGATGCGCGGTGCGCTGCGCCAGCCTTCTTGACCACCGACATGGACCCGGTGACGCAGACCGTCACAGCGCAGATCGCAACGCAGGAGCGCGTACGCACAGCCACGGGGCCGCAGTGGTGGGACGTGCCGCCCATAGTCTACGTGCCCATCATGACGCCGCGGGGCGGTGGCTTTGCCGATACGTTCCCGCTCAAGAAGGGTGACGAGGGCATGCTCATCTTCTGCGATACATGCATAGACTTCTGGTGGCAAAATGGCCAGACCAATAGTCCACCAGCGCAGAACACAGGTGTGGTCAGCGGCACACAGCGGCAGAACGAAGTGCGGCGCCACTACGTGCATGACTGCGGGTTCTACCCCGGGCTGTGGAACCAGCGGCGCCTACTGCCGAACTACTCCACCACGTCACGGCAGATACGCACTGACGACGGCACCACCACCGTAATTGACGTGTCCACCGCTGGGGTGGCCGTCACCGGGGCCGCTGGTGTGGGCGCGGCGCAGGCGCTTGTCAATGACACGTTCTACCAGTGGTTCGTAGCCGACATTTTGCCGTTCCTGGTTTCCAAGGGCTATGCGGGGCCGACCGTGCCGGCTGGTAGCGAGACCGTAATACTGAAAGCACAGTGACATCAATGTCCACATCGCCCATCATTTCATACCTAGCCTTGGACGCGCAGAACGACCCCGTGTTTGCGCCCGGCACTGCGCTTACCAACGGCGACGCAGTGGCGCAGATCATACTTACGCGCCTGAACTTGTTCATGGGTGAGTGGTGGGAGAACCTGAATCTAGGACTGCCGGTGTTTCAGCAGATGCTGGGACAACTCGCCAGCCAGACCGGGTTGGCCGCTATGCGCCTGAGCGTGCAGCAGCTGGTTGCAGGCGTGCCGTATGTCACTGCCGTCACTTCTGTGTCCACTTCGTTCAAGGGCGGCGCGCTGCAGTTCACCGTGACGGCACAGACTGCCTTCGGGCCAGTCACCGTCACCAACGCGCCCGGCGCTTACGCCGCTGTGGGAGGTTAGATTAATGAGTGCCACACCGCCCTACGCGCCGCCCACCATCGGGCCAAGCGGATTGACAGTTGCGTCATACCAGAGCATCCTCGCTGATAACATCCAGGCGTACCTCAACATCTACGGCCAAAGCCAGTACGTCGGCCAGGACTCGCCAATCTACCAACTGCTGTCCATACTCAGCTTGAAGCAGGCCGACCAGAATAATGGTCTTCAGCTAGCCTACAACCAGTCCAGCCCGCAGACGGCGGTCGGCGCCGGTCTGGACAGAGACTTGAAGATGAACGGGCTGGCGCGGCTGCCGTATACGTACTCCACTGCTGTGCTGACCGTGGCCGGCTCGTCCGGTGCTGTGGTAACCAACGGGTTCGCGCAGGATCAGGCGGGCAACTTGTGGGCTCTGCCCACGCCACTCACCATCACAGGCGGTAGTGTAAATGTGACCGCCGTGTGTACCACCCCAGGCAACGTGGCCGCCGACCCAGGAACCATCAACATCGTAGCTACGCCGCAGCTTGGCTGGTCGCCGCCGTCCGGCTCGGTGACCAACGCCGCGGCAGCCGTGCCGGGCGTCCAGGTGGAGCCAGACAGCAATGCGAGGGCGCGACAAGCCATCAGCGTGGCCCTTCCGGCGCTTACGCCCATAGCGTCCACCGTGGCCGCCGTACTGGCCGTGCCAGGCGTGACGCGCGTGGCGCCGGGTTACCCCACGCCAGGCGGTCCAGGGACGTCCATTGAGAATCCAACAGGGGCCATTGACAGCTGGGGGAATCCGGCACATAGCATCTCCATCGTGGCGGAGGGCGGCACGCCCGCCGCTGTGGCCCTGGCAATCTATCTAAAGAAGACCATCGGCTGCCTGACCAACGGCACCACCACGGTAGCGGTGCAAGACCCTACAAATCCGAACTACGTCGAAAACATCAGTTACTATCAGCCAACCTACTTGCCCATTTTCGTCAACGTGGTCCTGGTGGGTTACGGCGCGTCACCGACGAGCGCGCAAATCGCCGGCGTGCAGAGTGCCGTGGTTGCGTACCTTAATGACTTGGCCATCGGCGAAACCGTGTCGTACTCGGCCATCATAGCCGAAATAATGACACTGGACGCGTCGCTCACTTCGCCCGCTTTCGGTGTCAAGGCTATGCAGATGGGCTCAATCGTGGCGAACTCGACTACTGCGGATACTACCGCCACGTCCACGAGCATAACGGTGGCCTCAGCCACCGGAGTAGCAAATGGTCAACTCATACTGGCTACTGGCGTGCCTCCTAATACGTTCGTTACAGGCTACGCCAGTGGTACTACAGTGACTATGACCAACGCGGCCACGGCCACGGCCACGGGCATATCGGCGCAATTCGTCACAGTGGCTTCCGTCGACATAGACATGCCCGCGTACTATACCGTATCAGAGGGCGTTGCAGGCAACGTAGAAGTGAGCGCCGCATGATGCAGAATCCGGCTTATGGCACGGGTGGATACGGTACGGGCGGATACGGTAACGCACCAGTAGAGACGCTGCCCATAGGCTACTATCTTGGTAGGCTGACGCATTACTGGACGGCGCCTTCTTCGCCGAAATTGAACGCTCTGCTGTACGTGCTGGCTAAGAAATTCGATGACGTCAGCCAATGTTTGGTGCAGATGGACACGGCTCTGGACTTGGACAGTGCAGTGGGTGCGCAGTTGGACATACTGGGGACAGTGGCCAGCGCGGGCAGGACATTGCCATTCCAGCCAAGCTATGGCGTGAGTCCGATTCTGGATGATGCCATTTATCGCGTGTACATCAAGGCTAAGATAGCGCAGAACCAGTGGGACGGGACTATAGACTCGCTGTACGCCGTCTGGACAAAGTTGTTCCCGACCGTGCGGATCACGATAGCAGACAACCAGAATATGAGTGCAACGCTATTCATCGGCGGGCTGCCAAGTTCGCTGCTAATAGACATGGTCGCCGGCTACGCGGTGAATGGCGCTACCAGCGGAACGGTGCGCGGCGGCCTCATAGTGCCGCGCCCTGAGGGCGTGCAGTACAACTTCAATCTTGGTACGCTGCCGGCGTTCGGCTTCGACCTGAACAACTCCTACGTGGCAGGGTGGGACTTAGGGCATTGGTCGTAAGGAGGCCACTGGATGGGCAGTACGAACATACTTCAATTCAACCCCACGCAGGCCAATCAGGAAACAGATTCAGAATACCTAGTGGACTCCACGCGCACCGGCGGTGCCGGGGTGGACGCCCTGTGGCCCAGCGTTAGCGCCAATAAGACGCTTTACCAGATAAGCACACTTTCAGCCGCGTTCGCGCAGGCCCTGGCCAATAAAGGCTACACCATAAGCGATGCCAATCTTGGAACGCTGACAGCGGTACTGGCTAACGTGCTAACGACCGCTGACGTACCCGGTCAGCTGCAATCGGTCTCATATGCAGCTACCTTGACCCTGAATGCGGCGGCCTATTCTGGGTTCCAGGTGGCTCTAGCCGGCAATGTCACACTATCAATTAGCGGGCAAACCACTGGGCAGGCTATCACGCTGCTGTTCGTGCAGGACGCCTCTGGCGGGCATACAGTGGTGTTTCCGGCGGGCACTATCGGCGCCGCACAACCGGATCCGACAGCTGGCGCCATCAGTGCGCAGCTATTCAAAGTAGACGCGGCATACACCCTAGTGGCAGTCGGCCCCAGCGTCTCCTCGAGTGGCATGGGAGGCTTAGCGATAGGGACGGCGAACGCGGCACCCGGCAACTTCTCTACGTTGAAGGTAGCCGGCGCTGCACCCAGTGGGCAGGTTCTAACCGGAAATGGAACCAGCTACGTACCCGTCGCGGCACCTGGGTTCACAAGCGGCAGCAACGCCAATGGCCACTGGTACAAGAACCCGGCAGGGCTGATAACCCAATATATATTGGTACCCGCCATAGCCGGAAGCAGCACGACCACTTTCAACTATCCCACGACATTTCCTGTCGCTTGCCTGGGCGTGCAGGCGACCATTTACGACCCAGCCGGCGTGGCGCAGGAGAATGTTGTGACAGTGGAGTCCTACACCACCTCGGCGGCCACCGTCTTCAACTACCACACTGGAAGCCCTAGCCTCTTCGTCACTGTGGTGGGGTACTAACGATGGCCAGTGAAACATCCACGCCAAACATAGGGCTACAGGTGCCAGCTTTTAACCAGGCCAACTGGCAAGTTCCCATCAATTATGACCTCAACCTGCTGGACCTTATCTTCGGCGGATCGATAACGGTGCCAGCACTGAACGTCGCCGTATTGACGGCTGGCAACATAAGCGGCATCACACTGCCGCCTGCGGCGGCGGAAACCCCTGCAGGCGCGGTGCCGGGCAGCGTGTACACGCTCGCACACGTACCCAATCCGGCCGCCATGCTTAGCTTCTACGTCAATGGCGTGTTTCAGCCACCCACTTCCTATACGTTGACCAGCAACATCGTCACATTGAATAACCCAACACCATCAGGAGCCGGCGTGTATGCGCAATACTTCTACAGCGCTTAGTTTTTTAGTGCTTACGGCGGCGGCGTGCCTCGCCCAGTCCTCTTCCCAGATAGACCCGGTCAGACAAATAGCGTGGCCGTTCGCCACAGGAACCGGCGCGCCAACCACGTACTGCCCAGGCACGGCTACCGGCACGCTCGCCACAAGTTCTGCCATAGTTACAGACATAACCCCGACGGACGTGATGCCCGGCCAAACGGTGGCCGGCACCGGAATAGCGGCCGGGACGACGGTGGCGGCCGTCAATGCCTCCACTCACACTGTCATCTTGAGCCAGGGCGCGACGGCTGGTGGCACGGGCGTCAGCCTGTCATTTTACAGCTACGGCATGCCATATGTGGACACAACGTCTAATCTACAGTATTTCTGCGGGTCTGCAGGTTGGGCGTCCAGCGCGGCATTGGGTAATGTTGTACTGCTGAATCCCACGGCTTCGCAGACCATCACGCAACCAACCGGCACAGGCTTAAACATGGTAGGAGGTGATGGTGTGTCCGTAGGTGGTGCACCGACTGGTGACTACGCCATCATCGGTCCCACTTCCACGCCTGACACACTTTGGCAGTTCAACACTAAAAACCCGGCAACAGCATTGGCTAGTATCTTCTCGCTAACCACGATAGGCACCAGCGGGTCTGCCACGCTTACCGGCACTGTTCTGAACATTCCGCAGTACGCTGTAATTCCGTACCCTGCCGCTGGTATTCCCAACTCTACCGGAGCGGCGTGGGGAACCAGCTACGGCGTAACCGGATCAGGGAATGTAGTGCTGGCAAGTGGAGCATCACTTACAACACCGCACATTTCGGCGGCCACCATCACAGGTATCACTGCCATTATCGGCCCAGTCAACTTGACAGGTAGTGGGACATTGGTTACAGTCGGCGGCGGTAGTGCGATCATCCAAGGTGGTACGCCAGCGGTGACAGTAACTGGGGCTGGGTGCGCAGTGAGCGCGCCAATCGGCGGGGCGGCGGCTGGGGATTTCACGCTTACAAATGGGTCTACCACGGCGTGCGTGCTTACGGTCACACTGCAAGCAGCTCCTAATGGATGGACATGCGCATTTCCTGCCGCAGTTAATGGGAGCATACAAACTGCAACAACCACGACCACGGCTGTATTCACGTTTAGCTCGACGCAGGCCACAGGCACTCAATGGTATCAATGCGCGGGGTATTAAGGAGAACCATGGTTCATAAGCATAAATGCGCACTTATCGTAGCATTCGCTATTGCTCTCGCACTCTACGCACTACCGCTGCGCGCGCAAGTGGCTATAACGGGAGGTGCAGTGCAGGTCGGCGGCACTGGAACGGGCTGCGGGGGTGCATTACCTTGCACACTCACGCAAGGCGGCACGGGGGCGGCTACACAACCTGGAGCATTCACCAATATAGTAGGTCCGGGTGGCACGCTCACCGGACCCCTGACCGGCACATCGGCCACCTTCTCAGGCACCGTCGCGGCTGGCATTACATTACCCGCTGGAGCGCCGACTGGAACCGTGGGCGGGAACGCGGTCTGCGATAAGAGCGCGGCAATGGAAGTCACCTCCTGCTTCGGTTTAAAGGGTGACGGGATCACCAATGACACTGCAGCGCTCAACGCTGCAATCACGGCTGCAAACGGGCAGGAGTTGTACTTCCCTCCCGGAACCTATTTGCTCGACAACGTGGCGCTCTCGTCGGACGCCAGTTTTCTCCTAAATCGCAAAGCCACACTCTTTCACAAGAGCGCGACAGCCAACCCGATGATCGCCATGACCAGCAACCATCTAACCATCGAGGGTGGCACGATTGACGGAAACTTCGCGGGACAAACTAGCACATGGCCTACGCTGATTAGTGCGGCATTGCCTACAGGAACATCTCTCACGCTTCGCTACGTGCATGTGCAGAACTCCGCTTCCAGCGTGGTAAACGTGTCGGCATTCTGCGGGACACTGACGATTGAGGGCAGCTTCTTTACGAATCAGGCACTCATGGGGACTGACTCAACGGGAGCACAACCCACGTTTATCGCCTATGTCGGATCGGGCGGAACTGGGTGCATGGGGCAGATCAACTTCAATTACAACTCTGCCGTAGCCAGTGCCTTATCCGCGACAGGACAAAGTCCCGGCGGCATCTTCGTGGCCACGCGTCCGGTAGGGACAGGCATCCCGAACCCTGGAAACTTCTCGCAGTTCACCGCCATTGGCAACTACTTTTGGGGATACGGCGGAAACTATCTTGGCTCGGACGTTGCTGCGATACATCTCTATCCATCGAGCGGTGGGGTCAACATCGCGCACAACTACTTTGAGGCTTGCGGCTTCGCCTGCATGGTCATCAAGGCTTCAAGCGATGTGATTATCGATTCAAACGTGGCGGTGAACGCGCAGACCAGCGCGGCTCAAGGATCACACATTGGCACCTATACCTACTTCGCTGGAAACCTAACCGGATCGAGCACGCAGGCTCGCGCTCAAATCACGAACAACACTTGTGATGGATCAGGAGAGACAACCACAGGGAGCGTCGGCGGAGTGGCGGGCGTCAAGCTGCCGTGCGTGAGCGTTCTTGGAACCAGTGTCCCTAGTTATGCCACAGACGTGATTGTGAACGGCAACAACCTGAATAACTGCTCAGGATGTCTCTACACGAACTACGTGACCAATCTTACCGCAGCAGGCAATATCATCCACGCTGGAAGCGGTGGAAGCGCGGGAACCGAAGCAGCCATCGCTCTCAGCACCGGCATGAATGGAGCGGTGAAACTTGTAGACAACCAAACTTGGTCACCGAACGGCAACGCTCTCGTGGCTATCCCTGGAAGCTCTCTGAATCCTTTTACGTCGGCTCAGGTTACGGTGCAGGGAAACACGTTCAACTGCTCCGCGAGCAATGCAAATTGCACAGACTTTCGCGGCGTTGGCTATCTGAAATTCGCTGGGAACACTTTCAATGAAACGGGCGGTCTACCGGCTGTGTACGTGTCTCAGGACGGATACGGAAACAACACTGGCCTGCTAGTTTGGGATTTGTCCAACACGCTGCAAGCGGGGGCCGTCAGTTTCGATTGGGCACACATCACGTCAGCGTCCGGTGTGCTTGTAAGCAACAACACGCCGGTAGGTACGGTGACTCCTTCTGCGATAGGCACTAAGTTCGTACAGTTAAACTCGACAACCGCCCCGCTCTGGATTGCGACAGGAACCACCAATACAAGCTGGCAGAACATCCCCACCAACACCACA